CATTATTTTATTTCTAATAATATACGTTGTATGGCAGAAGCAGGAATTTCTTTTTTAGCAAGTTCCTGTGTAATCTTACTTTTAAAGTCGTTCAGAGTAAGAGTTTCGTCGTTGGCATGCTCAATTTTCCATTGCAATGATTTTTTACGAGCAATGGTTGATAGTGCCTCGTTCACAGATCCTTGTTTGTTCATCCACATCTCAAGTTGATTACGTATTAATTTCGCCTTGGATATATTCTTAGCTAAGCAATATATTGTTAGGGAGATATTCCGCTCCACGGAAAGATATCCCCCTAAGAATCTAAATGCCTTGCGACGTTTTTCAGTTTGTAAAAGTGTCATATCTTACTTCTTTTCTTTAGCTTCGGTACAACTATCCCATAATGCACACGTATCACAATCGTCAAACTTATCAGTATCTACTCCAAACTTGTGTCCATGTGGACATTTGTTTTTTGGATCATCCTCTGTTTCAACGTTACGTGCACGACGTGTGGTAGTCCTGACGGGAGCATCCTCTTCACGCTCTTTAGCAGTGCGTACCGGACCCGTGGTGGATCCACGAGCAGGGGTATCTATTTCACCATTACGCTTATGCTTAAACGGTTTTTCTTCATCTTCTTCCTTGACTACGGGAGCGTGATGTGTCAATGTCTTATGTCGCCGTAACGGGGTAATAATCGGTTTTTCATCTTCTTCCTCCTCTTCATCATCGGGAGGAGAAAGTTTACCACCATCTTCTTCGTCCGACAGATCAAAGAATTTCATATTGAGTTCTTCGTAAGTAAGCACTTTCAATACATTGTCAAGATCGGGAACTTCATCAAGAATACTTTCATCATAATCCTCTTCACGATCTATAAAATCGATACGACTGGCTTCAGCAAAGGGTTGTCCCTTGCCGATAGTGCGCGATTCAAATCGTACCTTAAGTGTCTTACCACCCACTAACTCTGGAAATACTCCGTTGTCTTCATTTTCTTCAAGTTCTTCATTAAGCAGATTCTGAAACAAAAATTGACTGATATCAAATATATGTGGTGTCAATTCATGTTTTTTACTATCCAATGGCACTACTATGTATAAATTACGCAGTGATGCTCGCATAGCATCCGTCTCTTCTTTGTCGGCACCTTCTTTCATACGCTTTGAACGATATTCACATATGGGGCATTTCTTACCTATCGAGGTAAGACAAACATAGGAATCATTATCAGTACCCACACTACGATGTAATTTATAAGGACGTTTATACCATAGCGTTCCAGGAGTGGCAATTTCAGCTTCCTTATCCTGATCGGGGTGACGATGATCGGTTACTTCATAAGGTAGAAAGTCTAATTGTACCTTTCCTCCTGGTTCAGGACTGAATACATTTACATTACGGGGTAATAATAAATGCCCGTACGAAGTAGCAGCTTTTTGCTGACGTTGGGCATCTTTAGTTATTTTGCCCCGAAAATTGCTCTTTACTTTTGTCATCTTTTTTACTATTTTTATATTTATTGTTTAAGAACTTATCCAATTCGTCTAACCATCCACGCATTATCATCCTTCCTACGATGTAAAAGGCAATAAAGAAAATGATAATGACTCCTAATATCTTTAAGTAACTCATGATCTCCTCCTTGTCATTGATCCTACAGCGGTATTTGCCCGTTCTTGATGCTTATTCTGCTCCCATTCCTTTGATAGATCTCGGGGTACGGAAGGACCAGCAAAGTACTGCTGTCCAAATAATTTGACTAGTTGTTCAAGAGCATCCTTACGCTGATCCATAGCCCTGACGGCAGCAGTACATATTTCGACTCGATATTTGGAATCAATATATATATTGAAGGCTTCTTTATATGCTCCTTGGGTAATTATAGTATTTTGGACTGCTGTTTCGGTGATCTTTTCAATATCAAATTTGTCAGGATTGGTACGAATGTCTTTATCTAATTCGGCTCTGGCAACATCCACTTTTTCTTTAAGCAGATCGGATCGTTTACGCTCCTCGGCTAATGCCTTACAATATTTAAGCATCAGCGATGGTTGATTCAACCACTCCACATCTAATGCGTCGGGGTTAATGTTTATATCCTTTTCGTAATCCATAATTAAACAACAATTAATCCATGTTTAAGACGTATATTTATGCCTCGTTTTTGTAATTCTTCATCATTAATATCAATCATTACAATTTCAATTTCACTGGGTAGTATGCCTTCTTTATCAAGACGGGTATCTACTTTTTCTTTAAATTCTTGCCAAGTCATAACTTTAAGTTTAAAAGTAAAAAGAAATAGTGTCGGGTGTGTGGTCAATCGGAATTATATTATAAATGGTTCCATTGTTCTCTTAATCGGTCAGTCGTCAAATCGGAAATATTAAATCGGGTATTCGGAGTTCCCTCGACCAGTTAAAGACCAGTCACGTCTATTGACTATTGCTCTACCAACTGAGCTACAAAGGCGAAGCCCGAAGGGAGCCTTCAATGGGATTCGAACCCACGACCCATAGTTCCATTTTTATCATTTAGCTGATTAACATTCAGTCGCGTTTACCATTCCGCCATAGACCAAAGTCTAACAAGATTCGAACTTGTAGAGATAAGTAAGAAAATGCAACGAACAATCCGGTTTGCTCTACCATTTCAGAGTAATGGTGCCAACTCTACACCCACGCCCACTATTTCAAAGAACTTAAGCAGGAGTTCAACATCTTGTGATTACCATCACACTTGAAGATTTCCAAATCTGTAAGGGTCCGATTCGATGTCTATATCCTGCTTATATTATACTGTAGGTTCTGTAAAATCCTTTAAAGATTCATCTCCTACTTCAATTTCCGTAACCCAGTTAGCTTGCTGGATTGCTGCATCAATCAGTCGTAACTGCTTGGCATAGTAATCAAATCCTGCTGCAACCTGAGCAAGTTGTATCTTTGGAACAGATGCTACAACATCATCAATGTCATCAGTCACCTTAACCCTTTTTGCTTTTACAATAAAGAGATTCTCCTTATTGATCTGCTTCAACTGGTCAATTTTGCCGTTGAGTTCTTTTCTTCTGAGTAAAGCCTCCGCCAATTTAATTTTCATAATGATTAATGATTAAGTGTTATTAATTGTTTTAAAATCCAATGGTTCCCAAGGTAAAAATTGTTCCTTAATACGACGATGTTTAATTAAACATTCTTCAAGCCAAGTAATATACTCCATCATATCCGATGCATCGTCCTGATCTACATCCTCACAATCGGTAGGTAGTATTGCGTATCGTCCCGTACTTCGATGATATGCTAATCGTATATCTTTATGTGTCATACTTACTTAATTTTATATATTATACAAAAAATATTTTAAACCATTACTCTTAAGTAAGTGGGGACATACTTGGTTTTATCAGCCCAACTCCCATCTACGGGACAAACTTCCATTTCCACTTCCATCGGTACGATGATCCATGGCCAAGCCTTGGGCAAATCCACACACGTTACTCGGTGTACCACATTGGCCACATATGCCAACTCGTCGGGGTGTACATCCAGTACTATGGCATCGTGTATTTGTCCGATTATACGTGTACGCCATCCTTCCTCACGCATTATACGATCTATCTCAATAAACGCCCATAACATACAGTGGAAGGCTGCTCCCTGCACGGGGTAGTTTATACAGTCATTACGACTCATTACTCCACTGCAGCGGAAGCCTGTTTGTAAATCAATGTATCCATGCTTTTGATACACATTCCACCACCGATCCTTCCATTCAGCATAACGGCTGAAGCGTCGTCCCCAGAAATCACGCTCGATCCGTTGGATGTGTGTAGTGAATTTATCTAAGGAAGTAATACCCTTGCGTATCAAATGATCGGACAGATACGTGTCATTAAGTTCTATGCCCTCTCCCGCTTTCCAACGTCCCTGTGGTAGCCGTCCCCAATTACAAGCCATACTCTTGGCACAATTCTTATAGTAATCACCATAGAACTCAGGAAATACAAAACCATTCTTTGTAGCTGCCCGTAATACTCCGTGTGTTGCTTTGTCAAACGTATCCAGTAGAAATATCTGTTTGGCCATATCGGTATGCATATCAGAAGCAGGATTATTAATATATTTGAGCATGGTAGGATCCTTATGATAACATGCTGCTATGCGTACTTCCAATCCTGAGTAATCCACTTCCAGCAACTGATGTCCCAAGCGAGCAAAGAGTGCCTTGCGTACTAAAGACATTGACTCTTCGTCACGTTTGGGAATGTTCTGAAAGTTAGGACTGTCACTACTACTCCTGAATGACACAACGTTGTTCAGACTGAAAAACGGATGTATCACACCGTTGACCTGCTCCTGCTCAAAACCGTTGAGTACATCCCACAGTTTCTTTAGTTTTTTGGTTTCAAGCAAAGCATTCAATTCTGGTATATCTAATTGTTGCAAGGCTTCTTTATCTGTAGACCCTGCTCCTTTGGCAGTCAACTTCTTAGGAGTGTAATTCTTTACATTGTACAAAAAGTTGGATAGTTGTACGTGTGAGTCGGGATTGACATCGTCTTCCATAGTATCCTGCCAATGCTTGAAGAAGTCAGTATACTTGAA